GCGCCCATAACATAATTATTAAACCCACTCGCCTGCTGAGTAGACGTAACACCCGGACCCGGAAGTGGAGCAGGACCCATCGGAGCACCCGGCATCGGAGCCCCGGGCATCGGCATACCCGGCATCGGTAAACCACCCATAGGCATCCCACCACCCATCGGAGCCATGGGCGCACCCATCGGGGCAGGCATGCCCGGCATCGGTTGAGCTCCAAATCCAGTCTTAACTGCAGGCATGCTTAAAAACTCCTCTAAGTTTCAAACACAACCCTACCATCGCAGCAGACTTTAATCAACACGCTCCAATAAACCATGACGAATCATGTCAAGAGCTAACTCATCACGACTCCCAAACCTAAACCACTTCCCACTCCACTCACACAACTCAATCGCTAAACGACGCAAAAAACGATCCTCAGACTCACCACTGCCAGTAATGTGGCGAGAATGCAAAAACGGAACAACCTCGCCAGCACCCTGACCCTCAAAATTAACAGAAGTCCCATAACTCACCCTAAATGTAGCCATATCAGTCCACCTCATCATTACTGGAGGTAGTATCTTATGGGAGTCTCTGGGGACCCGTCAAGGGGGTAAGGGACCCAAAGGGACCCAAGGGACCCGTGGACTTTTTGTAGGTGGCTGTTGGTGTAGAACTGGGTGTAGTAGTATTGGTGCCTGCGACCCAAAAAAAGGGGGGTTACCCCCCCCCTGAACCCCCGAACCCGAACAATTGTTAAAACCCGATAGGGTACCTGCCCGATTGACCGGGCAGGCCGTGGGCGCCTTAGCGCCGCTGGTCCAGTTGGTGTATGCGGTCTTGCCACCACTCAAAATCCACATCACCCATGCCAGCCCAAACGCTTGGCATGCCCCGGCGGTTCTCTGGCACAAGGCGGGCGCCTGTGCTGCGTTCGGTCCAGCTGGCCAAGACTTCATAGCGGGCAAGGTCTGTGCCATCGCCATATGACGCGCCGTTAGCCTGTTGGGTATGGGTGATCACGGCTGCATCGCCTACACGGTCACGTATTTCAGATATGCGGCCACGTATGTTCTGTTCTGTGGTGCCTGTGGCGTTCATCAAGTCGCGCACGGTGGCGCCACCGGGCTGGCGGCATAGCGTATAAATCACGCCGATACGGGCGCCGCGCCGGAACGGCTGTTCTGGCGTTTCGCGCAATTGTTCGCGTTCGCCAGCTTCTACGCGCTGCGTGACGGTCCAGTCTACTAGGTTCAACAGGAACTGCACCCACGATATGATTTTGACCGGTTCAATCGTGCCAGCGGCTTGGCGGAATTCGATTGTGCCGCGCTGCCACGTTTCCAGATTTACAGCATAGAATTTGCCGTGGTTTAGGTCGCGGATGGTTTCGCCGCTTGCAAGGCGTGACGCAGACAGCGGCTGGCAATAGCGGTTGTCTGTGCGGCTGGCCGGATGCATGCGGTTGATCACATCCTGTTGGGCGCTGTATCGTTGCATTATATCTTTCACGGCCAGCGCGTCGAGCGGTTCAAGGTATATGCCTTCACCGGTGATATAGCGGCCTGTTGCTTCCTTGTGCGCAATGCTCTGGCCGCTAAATGCGTTTGGGCGATGTGCGGCGTCCAGCGGGGCGTTGCTGATGTGCACGTGCAAGCCGCACGAGCGGTTGACGTTACAGCCCGCCGCTTCCAGCACGCTGCAAACGTTGTGGATGTAATCCCACGCCAGATTGCCAGATGCCAGCGGGGGCAGAACAATTTCTGCATCCACGCCGGGCGTGCCATCGGGTTTGACCTCGCAACCGCGAATGCCGCGCGACGATAACGCCGCTTTAACCGCCGGTATGCTGGCGCCGTGGGTTTCTATTTCAATGCCGAATGTGTGCGTCATTGTCTGTTTCCTGTCTTATGCCAAGTAAACGTAAATGCGAATGTGCTGGTCTGTGGTTTGGTCTTTTTCATCAGGGTCTGGATCACACATTGAAGGGTCTGCGCGATACTCGAAAACGTGGCCGCGCTTTGGCATTTCAACGTCAATGACGTGCCGTATTGCGCCGGCGCTGCGGCCAGTTTTGAATGCAAGCTCCGCAATGCTTTCATATTCTGTGTAAGCGTTCACACTGCTAAGGATAGCGCGGGCTAGATATTCTGTTTCTGTTTGTGTCATGGTCATATTCCTTTTTTTGCATGTATGGCCACACTATGTGGCCTAGGTATAGAATATGGGAAAACATGGGATAAATCCACATTTACACCATAAAAATGTGAAAAAAGATTAAACACAACCTATAGTTTAGCCGAACATTTGTTCGGGTTTTTGCCGGGGCCGGGCGGGCCGGGGGCGTGATGGGCAGTGGCGGGAATAGAAAAGGAGCCAGCCATGACGGCCAGCCCCGATGTAAAGCCCGAACCCGAACCCGAACCCGATTCTATAGCCCGATGTCGTATAGCCCGAACCCGAACCAAATAAACATAAGCCCGATGAAGGCTAGCCAAAAGGCTAGCCCCCCGATCACGTCGCGAATCATGCTACTAGCTCCCGTTCCCGAATCAACACGTCCATCTGGTTCTGCGCCTCGCATAGCAGGGTCGCAAACGCGATGCGACAGGCGATGTTCCCGAAACAATCCCCCGGCTGAGCAATGCCGCCGCAATCTTCTAGCCACGCTTCCCCGTCGCTTGTGTCCACGATGGAACACAGATGAATTGCCGCCCCGTAGTAGATGGCCCATTCGTGCATGTCGCAGGTCTGGTGCAAATACTCTCGCGCCTCGTCCTCGTTGTCGGTATCGTCGAGCGCCTCTCGTGCGATGCGCAGGGCTTCGGCGTAGAATTTGGAATAGCTGATGTCGGTCATGGTCTTTCTCCTTTTCTAGATGTTCCCACAATATCCCACAAAAAAGCATGAGTCAACACAAAAAATGAAAAAAAATCGCGCTAACCGGGTTAGCGATAATGCGAACAATTGTTCGGGTTCTAGTAATAAAAAAGCCCGGTCGTGCCGGGCTGATTTCTTAAATATGGTCAATTCGGATCAGCTGGGTTTCGTGTTCCTCTATTTCCCGAACATCTTGCTTCGATAGACTGTATTGGCTGTGCTCCACTTGAAACTGGACCCGGCGGTGCATCTCTTCGGTCGCAAAGTCTATGGCTTCCCACTGTTCCTCAAACATCTCGACAATCGGGTTGGGGTCCAGCGAGTCCGCCGCGTATGTTACTTTCCACGGCATGCTTACGCCTCCTGATAGTATTGACCATAATATTCGATGGCGTCCCGAAACTTGACGCCTGCCGCGCAATCGCAGCCAACCATATAAATATCGTCGTCGCTCCAGTCCCACGCGATAAGCTGGTTAAGCTCCATAGAATTGAGCGGCGTTTCAACAAAGCCGTATCGTGCAAACATGCGGCACATCTCGGCAAAGCGTTCAGATGATTTGGTAGGCATTGCTTTCTCCTTTTCTAGACGATCCCACAGTATCCCACAAAAAGATGTGAGTCAATAGGTGATAATAAAAAAAGATTGGCGCGCTTTATTCTCAACTAACACGAACAATTGTTCGGCTTATGTATCACAGCGTGATACGCCACTGGCACACACCCAGTGGTCATCTATGTCCGGGGGTAGGCGAACAAGTGTTCGGCCCCGAATCCCGATTGATTAGGAAAACCCGAAGCCCGAACCCGAATTGGTTAGTTTTTGCCTAATATGCGCTGAGAGCCACGGAGAGGCCCGTAGAACCCGAACAAATTTTCGTGGTAGGTTGCCCCGATTTAAGCCCGAAGTCCCGATTCTGGGCCCGATTTGGGGCCCTGCGGGGGGCGTAAGCCCCACCCCGCCATGCGAAACCCCGATTATTCCGGTTCCTCGCTATTCAGAGTTACTGGGATGGCTTCCAGAAACTCCTCTGTTTCCTGAGGCGTGACATCGACCATGCGATTTTTAGCGCGCTCCATGAATTCCTGAAGCTGTTGCACGATCTGTTCCCGGCTCATGCTGTCCACATGTTCGTGTGTTACATGGCTCCTTGCAACCATTAGCCCGGTGACTTTGAGGCGCAGTTCTTCTGCTTTGATTGCTGCACCGAAGTTCCCGGCTGCCCAAGCTTCGTCGCGCAGTCTCTGCATGTCCCGCACTGACTTGGTGATTGTCACGCCATACTTCGATTCGAGTTCTTGGCGCATTTCTTCCATGCGCTCTTTAACTACTGGGTTATTGAGAAGCTGCACGGCGCGAACGTTTGGGTTTGCG